TTCATAGGAAAAACAACTATTCTAGGTGCGGGCTACGGGATGGGGGCCCCGAAGTTCCAAGCTGCCTTAAAGAATGTAGGTGTGGATGCTTTGCTAGATGAGTGTCGCAGGATTATCTTTACATACCGAGAAGCCAATGGCGCAATAGTAGCTTTGTGGCGGCAAGCGCAGACTGCTTTGACTGCTATGTTGCAAGGGGCAAGTACGCAACTGGGGCGCGAGGGGGTGTTGGAGTTGGTGCCGTCCGAATACGCCATAAGGCTACCTAATGGGCTGTTGATGCGGTACGAAGACCTCACCGCTGAAACGGGGGAGAAGGGGCTGCAGTACAGTTATAAATCCCGCCGAGGACGAGTTAATCTATATGGGGGCAAGGTCGTGGAGAACGCTGTACAGGCGCTTGCACGTATTATTGTTGGTGACCAGATGTTGCGCATCGCCAAAAAATACCGCCCAGTCTTAACTGTGCATGATGCAGTTGTATGTGTTGTATCGGATACAGAGGCAGTTACGGCACAAGCATATATCGAAGAGTGTATGCGTTGGGTACCACCGTGGGCAGTGGGGTTGCCTGTTAATTGTGAGAGTGGGGTTGGTAAATCTTACGGAGAATGCTAATGGTTCTACCAATAAGACGTATTTCCGAAGACCAAGAGGCATTCATCGAGAGGCTAAGACTTACCTCCGAAGACCAAAAGGCACTCATCGAGAAGCACAGACTTCGGAGAGAAGAGAAGATTGCCGCGCTAGACCCTGTAAGCACTGAAGCAAGGGCATCACAGGTTCTACGTGACTTCTTTGTCTCTATGGGGTGGGAGTATAAAGAACAGTATCCAACAAAAAGCAACGGAACAATTGATTTTTTAGTTAAGGCTCTATATCAGGACGGGCATATATTTTTCGGTGTGGAGTGCAAGCGACAGCTAAATGACGCGACTCGTGCTACAGAACTGGCAGACTATTTGGAGCAGGCACAAGCATACTCCAGAGATTTGAACATGCCAGTATTTGTTGGGCCGTTCCTGTCCGAGAAAAGGGGGGATAGCCTATGGCAGGGGGGGAGCAACGACCTTGCGGCAATAGCCTCGTTTAATATCTTTGGGGGCCGTTCAAATGTGGGTACCATTGTGTGCTCTAAACGCAACACCTACACAGCTTCGCAGTGGTGCATAGTATTACGTGGAGATTATTTTTTATCCTACGACAAACAATTTAACTCGTCCAGATTAACTATGGTGAGCACTGTTAACTCAAATAAGCGAAGAGAGCCCATAAGAATATGGCGCACAAAGGAGCAATAAGCAAATGAGTATCCCTGCACAGTCCTACAGTAGCTTGAAGCTCTTTGAACAGTGCCCCCGTAAGTATTATCATTTGCGGGTGGTGAAGGATGTTACGGAGCCTGTTTCCGAAGCCATGTCCTACGGCACCAACATGCACAAAGCAGCGGAGGATTACGTGCAGGAGAACATACCGTTACCTGCGCATTTTTCCTATATCAAAAGTACCTTAGACAATCTCATGCAGTTTGAAGGTGAGCGCCTATGTGAATACAAACTAGGGCTGACCGAGAAGTTAGAGCCCTGCGGATTTAACGACAAGGATGTGTGGTTTCGGGGCATCATTGATTTGGCTATACTGAACTACAATACGGGGGAGGCACGAATCATCGATTACAAAACAGGCAAGTCTGCGAAGTACGCGGACACCGGACAGTTAGAATTGATGGCGCTTGGTTTGTTTAAACATTTCCCCATGATTACGAGTATTAAAGCGGGATTGCTTTTTGTAGCCTGTAATGCATTTATCAAAGATAAGTACGACATATCGATGGAACCAAAACTATGGCAGAAATGGCTACGTCATTACACGCGGGTAGAGACAGCATACGCAACTGATGTATGGAACCCCAACCCAAGTGGCCTATGCCGTAGACACTGCTCAGTATTAAGTTGTTCACATAACGGGAGGTCATAATGCCCTACGTCAATAAAGCAAGACCCTATAAAAAAGAATACAAGCAGCAAGAAGATCGTAATGAGTTACCGCTACGTATGGAGCGCCAACGCGCTAGACGCATGATGGATGCCAAAGGCATCGACCGTACTGGTAAAGATATCGATCATAAAACCATGCTTAGTAAGGGAGGCACAAACGCGCCAAGTAATTTGCGACTCGTGTCCCCCAGTGTAAACCGTAGTAAAAACGGACACGCTAAAAAGAAGTAGTGAAGCGGTACTCTCATTTATGGCGGCTGTAAGGTACGAGTGAGCAGCCATAGATGGCACGTAAGTGCGAGACATATAACCGTACCAGTCTGCGCGTAACAACCTTTTCAGATTAGTTCTATGGTTACGTGAGCAGGCACCGGGTGGGGCAGGGCGACTTGCCCCATCCAACTTATTATGTTTTTCTCATGGAGCAGGTATGCAAATTATAGAAAATAAATCTTTACTCCTTAACCTACGGAACCCCGAACGGGTTTCAGCGGTGCTACCAAAAAGTAAAGTATTACCGGACGGCAATATACTAGTAGCGTGGGGGCTGGATGAAGCGCAGATACTACAGAGCCTACGTATTAAAGATGTCCCGTCCCCGATACTAGGGCACTATGATTGGCCCGGAATGTATAAGCCGTTCGCCCACCAGAAAGAAACGGCATCCTTTCTAACATTGCACCGCCGCGCTTTCTGTCTGTCAGAGCAAGGCACGGGTAAGACGGGTGGTGTGATATGGGCGGCTGACTATTTAATTAAATCAGGATACATCCGCAGAGTGTTGGTTATATGCCCATTGTCGATTATGCAATCCGCGTGGCAAGCTGATCTATTCAAGCTCGTCATGCATAGGTCGGTGGACATTGCCTACGGTAGCTCAAACAAACGCCGCGACATCATAGAGGGAGATGCCGAGTTCGTTATCATTAACTATGATGGCGTAGAGATTATGGAGAAGGAGATCGCCGCAGGTGGGTTTGATCTGATTGTGGTGGATGAAGCGAATGCGTATAAGACCACAACGACTAAGCGTTGGAAATGTCTAAACCGCATAGTAACTAAGAGCACATGGCTGTGGATGCTTACAGGTACCCCTGCGGCACAGTCCCCGGCGGATGCTTACGGACTAGCAAAACTAGTCAGCCCAGAGAAGGTGCCTAAATATTTTACGATATTTAAAGACATGGTCATGTTTAAAATATCCCAGTTCAAATGGGCGCTAAGACCTGATGCCGAGAAGACTGCGTTTGCTGCACTACAACCAGCGATCCGCCATACGAAGAAAGAGTGCTTAGACTTGCCGGACATGACCTATGTCGTGCGTGATGTAGAGTTGACCCCCCAGCAAAAGAAGTTCTATAACCAGCTAAAACAAAAACTCGTAATGGAAGCAGCAGGCGAACAAGTTACTGCGGTCAATGCAGCGGTGGGGCTCAACAAATTATTACAGGTGTCTTGCGGTGCGGTGTATTCGGACAGCGGTGAAACATTGATGTTCGATATCAAGAACCGCTACAAAGTGCTGCGTGAGATTATCAGTGAGACAAAGCACAAGATACTCATCTTCGCCCCCTTCCGGCATGTCATTGACGTTCTACGCGACGCACTGACTGCGGATGATTTCTCCGTTGCGGTTATACGGGGGGATGTTGCAGTGGGAAAACGCACCGAGATTTTTCGGCAATTTCAAGATACAGCAGACCCTCGCATACTAATCATCCAACCTCAAGCAGCAGCGCACGGAGTAACGCTTACGGCGGCGGATACAGTGGTTTGGTGGGGGCCCACACCCTCCTTGGAGATTTACGCGCAAGCGAATGCACGGGTGCACCGGGCGGGACAGAGTAACCCGGTTACGATTATACGGCTACAAGGTTCTACCGTTGAACGGCACATATATAACTTGTTAGATAATAGAAGTAACGAACACTCAAAGTTAATTGATCTTTACGAAGGATTGCTTGCATAAGTCTTTAGAACGTAGTACTATGCCCTCATAATAAGAATACAGATAGACCAACTCATGGAGAATTGCAATGAATACACCAATAGAAGGTGGGGTTCCCCCTACCCCTGAAACTCTCATGCGCGTCCACGCCCGGATGCGCGAGAAGCTGATAACGCTGACTGATAGTGTTACAGACCTTGAAGCTAAAATGAAGACGATCAAGGGGGCGTTACTCGACCATTTCAAACTGAATGGTCTTGATAGTATCCGCACTCCCTACGGAATAGCATACCGCACCGTGCGAACGACCTATTCGACCGCCGACTGGGAGAACTTCTATAAGTTTGTACTCGACCATAACGCCCCCTATCTTTTGGAGAAACGCCTACACCAGTCAAACACTCAAGCCTTTTTAGCTGACAACCCAGAGCTTCTGCCCCCCGGTTTAAACTCTAGCAGCGAGTACACTATCACTATAAGGAGGAAGTAATGGAGAACCACTATAGCAATATAGAGCAAGTAGCAGAGCATTATCAGGTGTCCATATCTACGGTTCGCTCGTGGATACGGGGCGGTACCATCCCATTTATCCGGGTGGGGGGTATGTATCGGTTTAGAATGTCGGAGGTTGATGCTGCGTTCGTAGCCTCTACCCGAGGCACACCCCCTGTCGTATCCGCCGTACCTGTCGTACCCGTCCCTGTTTTACCCGCCGTACCTGTCGTAGAGCAGGCGGCAGTAGTTGTACCCGTCACCGCTACAGTTGCGGCAGTGACACTTTTAGCAGCACTTAACCTAGATCAAGATGCTTAACGGAGAGACTATGTCAAATATTACGTTGTTCGACGCACCCCTGCCCGGAACCCTGCAGGGTGGCGTAGATGAAGATACTAAACTTCTTGCCGGTAGTAGTGACGGTGGTGGTATACGTCGTTTGTCCATAAAAGGTGGCGTGTTTCGTGAGATGCTGGGCAACAAAGAATACCGTAGCAGTGAAGAGCGGCATATAAATGTAGCCGTCGTGCGGGTTGCTGAACATAATTCTCGCCAGTATTACCCCGAAGCCTACGTAGAGGGGCAGTCTAGTACGCCTGTATGCTGGTCATCGGATGGTCAAAAGCCTGACGCAGAAAGTAAGGAAAAGCAGTCTCCCACTTGTGCTGCCTGCTCTCAGAACATCAAGGGTAGTGGGCAAGGCGAAAGCAGGGCTTGCCGATATCAGCGGCGTATTGCCATAGTGCTTGAGTCTGAGATTGACCGTCGTGAGGTGTACCAGCTTATCTGCCCTGCTACCTCTGTGTTTGGTGACGGGGAACCCAGAAAAATGCCGTTGCAGAAGTACGCACAGCATCTTGGAAGCCATGCAACCCCTATTACCAAGATCATTACAGAGGTGCGGTTTGATACAAGCTCGACGCAACCCAAGCTGACTTTTAAAGCAGTGCGCCCGTTAACAGATAGCGAGTATGCTATTGTCCGGGAATTGCGTGGTTCTCCAGAGGCGATAAAGGCAGTCCAGCTTAACGCTGCGCAGGCCGAGGGGGTAGGGCGTAGGGAACCCGTGCAGTTATCCTTGTTTGCTGATGAAGAGTTTGAGACCGCCACACCTGCGGCGAACCCTGCGGTAGCAAAGAAGCCCGTTGAGCCTGCGGTAGCGGAACCTAAAAAAGCTGCTTCCAAAAAACCCTCACCTGAGCCTAAACTCGCAGACTTAGTGGGAGAGTGGGACGACCGAGAATAGGCCACTTCTATATAGTTACACTTAGGAGAAGCCCCCGCGCATGGACGGGGGCTTTATTTTCTCTGGCGCACGGAGCACAGCCATAGGGTGAACAGTGGACACATTAGCATTTCTACGTGCGGTGTTGGCTGAAGAAGGGTTCTATTGCATAGTAGGGTTAAAGAAAGACTCAAACAAACCAGTACAGAAGTTCTTTCCTACGTTGGATGCGGCAATAGAAGTAGCCAAGCAACTGCAAGCAAACGGATTTGATTCCTACTATGCCCTCGCTACATTCGTAGAGGGCACCTCCAGAAAAACTACTAACGCAAAGCTGTTAAAAGCGTTTTGGCTAGACCTCGATTGCGGGGCGGGGAAGGATTACTTAACCCAACCTGAAGCTATTCAGGCACTAAAGACTTTTTGTAAGGCAACGGGACTACCACGCCCGATGGTGGTCAATTCAGGGCGCGGGATACATGCTTACTGGGCGCTTGAAGAGGGCATAACCGCCGATGTTTGGCTACCCGTAGCCCAAGCCCTTAAAGAACTGTGTGTGAAACACAATATACACGCAGACCCGTCGTGTACGGCAGACGTTGCGCGGGTGCTTCGCGTTCCAAACACTTTGAATTTTAAAGACAACCCCCCTAACCCGGTGGAAGTCCTTAACTCTGCAATTATTATGACCTCGTTCGCGCTATTCAAGGGGGCTGTAGGCACGGCTCCTACGGCGGTGAAGGGGTATGCCCCAAGGGAAATGGACGAGGCAACCCAGCTACTCATGGGCAGTTATGTAAGCAAGTTCAAACGCATCCTGCTCAAGACCTCGACGGGGGTAGGGTGCCAACAGCTTGGGTATATTGCCCTGAACCAGACGACTATAGACGAGCCATTGTGGAGAGCCGGGTTATCTATAGCGAACTACTGCGCGGATCGAACCAAAGCCATACACCTGATATCGAAGGGGCACGCCGACTACACCCCTGAAGACACTGAGAGGAAGGCGGCTTTAACCAAGGGGCCCTATACATGTGAGACGTTTGGCAAACTAAACCCCGGCGGCTGCGAGGGGTGTCCTAACAAGGGCGTCATCCGATCTCCCATCACGTTAGGGCGCGAGGTTGAGGAGGCATCCGACGAAGACAATGTTGTACAGGCCAAACCAGCCGATATCCCAACCGCTTCGGCCCAGACATACACCATCCCTAAGTATCCCGCACCTTACTTACGGGGCAAAAACGGCGGGGTGTTCAAGCGTGTCAGGGGGGAAGATGCCGATATTGAGATACCCATATACCACAACGATATTTACGTAGTAAGGCGGCTGGTTGATCCAGAGTTAGGCGAGGCGGTGTTGATTAGGCTTCATCTACCCAAAGATGGAGTGCGGGAGTTTACGGTGCCGCTAGTAGCGGTTACTTCCAAAGAAGAGTTTCGCAAGCACATGGCACCGAAAGGTGTGGCTATGGCGAAAATAGATGAACTGATGTACTACATCATAGACTGGGTGACTCACTTGCAAATGAATGCTACTGCCGATATAGCACGGCGACAATTTGGTTGGACAGATGAAAATTTCACGGGCTTTATTGTGGGGGACAAGGAGATACGGGCTGATCGTATTAACTTCAATCCTCCATCCAGAAGCACCGCTGCAATAATCCCTTACTTTACGGCAAGGGGTACGCTGGATGAGTGGAAAAAAACAATGGAGTTCTTCGACCGACCGGGTATGGAAATACATCGGTTTGCTATAGGGCTTAGTTTCGGCTCCCCCCTTATGGCTTTCACCGCCGTGAACGCGTCTATGGTGCATCTTTGGAGCCCCAGTAGCGGTCTGGGTAAAACAACCGTGCTTCTAGCGGCGGCTGGTGTATGGGGGAACCCCGAGGAGGTTATGACCAATGAGAACGACACAATCAACACGAGGATGAACCGCGCTGAGGTATACAAAGATATCATACTGCCGATGGACGAACTGACCAATGCTACTGCCAAAGAACTAAGCGACATGGTGTATGCATATCCTGCGGGTCACCAGCGGAACCGTATGTCACGAAACTCCAATGTCGAACGGTTCCGGGGGGATGCTTGGCATCAGCTAGGTTTGTCCACGGGTAACAAGAGCATCATGGATGTCATCGCGGCGGTCAAGGCTATGCCGAAAGGTGAGGCAGCACGGGTGCTTGAACTCCAAGTTACGGCGGCTGATCTACCCAACAAGACGGTTACCGACGAACTTAGTCTTCGATTAAAGCGGGTCTACGGCACCGCACACGTACCATATTTACAGTATGTAATGAGAAATGTGGAGGCAACTCGTAAGCTGTGGAAGGAAACACAAATAAAATTGGATACCGCCATAGGGTTTCGCGCTCCTGACAGGTTCCCCTCGGCTACAGCTTCCACTTGCGTAACGGGCCTGATAATAGCTAAACGTCTAGGGCTGATTAACTGGGATATTCCATCGCTTGTCCGGTGGTTGATACCCACCATGAGAACCACGAAGGATGTAGTGGACGCACTTGATATCCCACCGGAAGCAATACTCAATAACTTCCTTGCCGAGAACTACAACAATATCTTACGTATAAAAAGTACGGACGATGGTAGGCAACGCCCCTCTGATACCGAAGTGTTAGTTATTCCTGATGGCACCCCACGAATATCTTTAGTAGCACGTTACGAATACGATATAAAACAGTTGTATATCCTACCAAAGCCGTTCAAAGAGTGGTGCGGTAAGTCCCATATCAACATCACCTCGCTCATAGCGGAACTTAAAAAAGGCCGGACTAGAGCGCGTATGGCACCTAAACGTATGGGGCGGGGCACCCGGATGAACCTGCCCTCAGTGCAAGTAATACAGATAGACTGTACGGAGTTTATGGACGACACCCCCACAGAATTGTAGTAATATCGCGGCGTAGCTTTTCTGCTGCGCACTCTCCATGTGCTTACTCCCGGCGCAATGCCGGGAGTCTTTTCTTACTCCATCTCTGCCCCGCGTCTGCGTAACTCGCTCTCCAGCTTGGGATTGAAGGTCACCCCGTGGATCATCCTCGACGTAGTCTTCTGGTGGGAAGCCATAGAGTTATTGATAACTTCGCTGAGATTGCCTAGCCCCGGATGCTTACGGAACAGGGCTTGCAAGTCCTCCCTAGCATCTTGCTGCTCGTCAAAGTCCGCAAACCGACTAGCCGTATAATACTTACGCAGTAGCTTGGTTTCTTTCGTCGATACATATTTATCAATACCTTTGAGATGGTTACTAATCTCAAGCTGCCTTGCGTAATCCGCAGGGAGAAAACCAAAAAATTCTGCTCCTACATTCCATGCGTTCACTTCACCGATAATCGGATCGCCTCGCAGTGTGTTCGCCCCCTCGGTAGCAAAACGCGCCGCTTTAAACATGTTACCAAATGCCGAAGGCAGCACTTGCTCGATACCCCGTCCCAGATGCCCCTCACCCATCATCGTAAGTCCGCGCTCTACCTTACTCGCCACCCCATAGACAGGGCCCAGTAGCTGCGCTCCAAGGGTAGCAAGTGTAGACGGGGAGTCTCCCTGCTGCATATCCCGAACGAGCAAATCGGTCTGGCTGAGTCGTCCTGCAATGTTAAGGTTAGTCAGGGCGCTGACGGGGCCATAAGTCCAGAACGGCCCAGCCACCTTACGCACTTCGGTAGCAAGGTCGTCATCGTCGTCGTCTGTGAAAAGGTTGTATATGAGTGCAGCCATCCCGAAGAGCGGGATACCTTGCAGCCCTGCAAACAATGCCGCCATGCCAGTTACCCCGGCAAACTGGGTCATAGCTGCTTTTCTTTCTGCGGCAGTTACCCCCGCCAAAGACTGCTTCATCATTTTAAACTGCAAGTACAGCGACATTATCCCGTAGCGTTTGAACATCAACAACACGCGCCCGACCGGGCCTTGCGCGGAACGCGGGGCTGACGCCGCCGATGTGCCGCCTTGAGTCATCTCAGCTACATAAACGGCGTAGTTAGCAGCAGCAGTTTCACGCCCTTTGT